GCCATCATGTACGAGGACTCGCTTTACACAAGAACTTCGCATTATTCATATGAGATTATAAACAACAAGTTAAGATTGTATCCAGATCCCAGTTATTGGGACTTTGGAGAACTAGATCGAATATGGGTCAGATTTTATGTGGATTCGAACGCTTGGGATGATGAAGGCAGCTATGAGACGGGTGTGGACGGTGTTAATAACGTTAATACACTTCCGTTTGATAATATTCCATATGATAATATCAATTCTATAGGCAAGCAATGGATACGTAAATATTGTCTGGCACTGTGCAAGGAAATGTTGGGGCAGATCAGAGGCAAATTTACAACAATACCGATTCCTGGCGATAGTGTGACTTTAAACCATTCAGATTTGTTAAGCCAGGCGAAGGAAGAGCAAGATCGGCTAAGAGATGGTTTGACCGAAATGTTGAAGGAGCTGGAATACACTGAGCTGGTCAAGAGAGATGCTGAAAAGACAGAAGCAGCCGCTACAACACTAAAAGCGACTCCGCTGCCAATTTTTGTGGGGTAACAAATAATGTCAAACGAATGGGAAAAGCCAAAATCGCCCCCACCGCCGCTTTTTTTAGGTGAGAAAGAAAGAGACCTCGTTAAGCAGGTTAATGATGAGCTAATAGAGAAGGTAATAGGTCAACAAATTCTTTATTATCCCATCGACTTGGAAAGAACTAATTTCCATGAATTATATGGAGAAGCGATAAAGAAGACCTTTTTGTCGCCTGTCAGAATATATGCTTTGGTTGAATTTACGAGATTTGAAACGGAATACATGGCAGGCGCCGGCGTCGACAAGACATGGGAAATTAATGTACACTTTCATAAGAGGCGCTTAGAGGAAGATCAAGATATGTATGTACGCGAGGGTGACTTTGTTCTTTATGGCGATAGTTACTATGAGATAGTCAAACTATCTTACGACAAACAGCTTTTCGGACAAGTTAACCATCTTTTTGAAATATCGGCTATTTGTAAGAGGGCGCGGAAAGGACTATTCGATGCTACCTAAAAACTTTGATTTTGCGATGCTGCCGGCGGGAACCACTACTTTAAGAGAAGTAGGCATACTGGCGTCTACCATCGAGGACATAGATCAAGCAATCATGGCTTGGGTCAAAGAAGACTTGGAAATAAGCACGACAACCAACGAGGGCTTTATAAAAACGCCGGTTTTGTGGCAAGTTCCAGAAAGGTCGTATCAAGTAAAACACAGAAAAGACTTGAGAGATGACGATGGGGCGTTCAAGCTGCCACTAATTAGTATTGAGCGCACCGGTATTGTCAAAGACCCAACTAGGAAAGGTTCGTTTCAGGCACATTTTTACTCTGACAAGAAAAACGGAAGAAGCGGCCGAATGGTAATTGCTAAAAAGATAGTTCAGGATAAGACAAGGAATTTCGCAGCTGCAGCCGGGACAAGGGGTGACCGGTCCGAGGGTACGAAGCAGCTTTATTTCCCGAGAATAAACAAGAGAATAGTCATTAAAAGCCTTTCTATCCCTATTCCCGTGTATATTAATGCTGAATACAAGATAACTTTGAAATCAGAATATCAACAGCAAATGAACACCATGATGGCGCCTTTTATCGGCAGGACCGGACAAATTAATGCATTTGCGATGAGAAGAAATGGACACCTGTACGAAGGTTTTATCGACCAGGGCTTTACTCACTCCAATAATGTTAACGACCTCGCAGAAGAAGTGAGAATGTATACTTCTGAGATCACAATTAAGGTGTTGGGGTACCTTATCGGTGAAGGAGAGAGTGATGACCGGCCTATTGTTGAGATACATGAAAACATTGTCGAGATAACATTTCCCAACGAAGGGGTAGTTCCTGAAGACAATGATAATTTTTTTCTTTAGGTCAGGAACTCCTTTTCAACTTGAAAATACTATTTAATTAACGATTGCACTACATTTATGCACATTCGATAAGAGGAACACAGTATGTCAGTGAAAAGTTTTAAATTCGTATCTCCCGGGATATTTATCAATGAAATTGATGATTCTTTCATCCCCAAGGCGGCAGAAGCGATTGGTCCGGTTGTAATTGGTCGGTCGACTCGCGGCCTAGCAATGCAGCCCACAAAAGTTCAGTCATACTCAGAATTTGTTGAATTATTTGGAGATACAGTTCCTGGCTTCGCTGGTGGTGATATCTATCGCGACGGAAACTTTCAGTCTCCAATGTATGGAACATACGCAGCAAAAGCATTTTTAAAGGCAAATGTAGCTCCTCTTACCTATATCCGCCTTCTTGGTCAGCAGCACGTCAACAAAACGTCTACTACTACCGACGCGGCCGCCGGCTGGCAAACTTTTAATACAGAACTTAATGACTCCCCTCCATCAAACGGCGGGGCCTTCGGACTTTGGGTCTTTCACTCCCAGAGCGCCACAGCCCCGCGCATTGCAACCGGGAGCCTTGCGGCTGTTTGGTATCTTGCTGATGGCTATGTCGCCTTAAGTGGCAACGTATATGGTGGCCCTGGTACCGCCACCGTCACGAGCGATGGCCCCGGGATTGCGACCGCATCAGCCAACGTTCTCATTGGAACTGATACTACCTACGACCTTTTTACGCTTGTTGTTAGTACTTCTCTCGGCGGTTCAGACACAATTAGGTTTGGTCTCGATGACTCAAACGAAAACTTTGTTCGTCAGAAGTTCAACACAAATCCGCAGCTTGTGAGTGGTTCTACCTTTTATCTTCCTGGCTTGGGTGGTTCCGGCTCAGCGACAGGATATTGGTTGGGTGAAACTTACGAGCAGGAAATAAGAAACAAGGGGCTTAATTCATCGTCTATTGGTTGTCTAATGGCCATTCGCGGCCCTGGCGGCCTCGGGCCGTTTAACATGAAGGCTCAGGCTTCCAACGAGGCAAGAAGCCCTTGGTTTATTGGCCAGCATTTGGGTACCCCCGCGGACTTCGTGCCTTTTAGACAGCAAAAATTATTCCGCTTGATGGGCCGCGGGCATGGCGAGTGGCTTCATAAGAACTGTAAAGTTTCAATTTCAGAAATTCGTCGGTCAACGACGACTACGACCGATTACGGTACATTCTCTGTTTTGATCCGCGCGCTCAACGATACTGACAGCAATGTTCAAATATTAGAGAGGTTTGACAATCTTAACCTTGACCCGGCTTCTCCAAACTATATCGCCCGCGTGATTGGTGATAAATATACAGAGTGGAACACTGATGATAAAGTATTGAGAACGTACGGCGATTACGACAATAAGTCAAAGTATGTTTACGTCGAGATGGACCCAACAATTGAAGCTGGTGGAGCATCTGACGGCACGATACCATTTGGCTATTTCGGGCCCCCGCGGTTTAGAACTCTTTACGACTTGACTTCTACGGGCGCGGTCTCTAAAGTTCCAGGGCAGAAGCATGGCGATGGAAGCACACTCGCTGCATCGTTCTTCGTAACAGGTGGGGTGAATATTCCAACGTGGGGCCATACTTACGACGAGATCAACCTCTTCATCCCCGGAACATATCTTTCTGGTGGTCCCGGCTTAACCCTCTCTACAGAGGGCGCCCCGGCTGAAGAGGCGGCAGTGTATGGTAGCGCCACCGGCTCATTACAGTTCCCAGCAGTAATGCTTCGCACCTCCGGAACTGACGGCGGTCATACTAATGTAACTGATGCGTATTATGGCATGCAGACTACAAGAACTGCGACCACTACCGACCCATCTACTGGTATCGCTGACTTTCACAGATTACTTTACGCTGGATATAGCGCTGGCGGAGGGCACAATGCTATTCTCCGACACAATGTCGCTGGTGTAGAAGACTGGGCATACGTATTCTCTCTAGACGATATTGTCTTAAAGGCAAGTACAAACGATGGCTGGTACTACTCTTCTGGATCCCGCGCGAGAGAGACGTCCACCGCAGGGGTGTTCGGTGATTCATACACATCAAGTTCTTATGCTGACTTGCTGGATGCTCAAATCAACCGGTTTACAGCGCCATTCTTTGGCGGCTTTGACGGGTTCGATATCATGAAGCCAGATCCACTCTATAACAATGGGCTCGGTTCAACAGAACAAGGAAGCTATGCTTACCACACCTATAGGCGTGCGATTGATACAGTATCAGACCCAGAATTCACAGATATGAATCTGTTAACAGTGCCAGGACTTACAGAAACCACCTTGACCACACACATGGTTCGGGTTTGTGAGGAGCGAGCTGATGCGCTGGCATTGATTGACTTGCCAAACGTTTATACTCCTGCCGCAGAGGCATACAAGGCGTCCAAGGCCAGCCGACTCGGTTCGGTACTCGGCGCCGCAAACGCTCTCCGCGACCGGAGAATCGATTCAAGTTACGGCTGTACATTCTTCCCATGGGTGCAAACTCGCGACGATGCCGGCCGTATGCTCTGGATCCCGCCTTCAGTTGCGATGCTGGGTGTTATGGGTTCTTCAGAGAGAGCAGCAGATGTTTGGTTTGCTCCCGCAGGCTTTAACCGCGGCGGTCTTTCCGAAGGCGCTGCTGGTATTCCCATTACAGGCGTAACTCAGCGCCTAACTTCGAAAGAGCGCGACACACTCTATGAATCCAATATTAACCCCATTGCCTCCTTCCCATCTAGTGGAATAGTTGTCTTTGGGCAGAAAACGCTACAAGAACGTCGGTCTGCTCTCGATAGGATTAACGTGCGGAGACTGGTGATTTATATGAAGAAGCAGATCTCTATTCTTTCTACGCAGATTCTTTTTGAGCCGAATGTTAAAGACACTTGGCTTAACTTCACATCTTTAGTTAACCCCTTCTTAGCAAATATGGTAACATCATATGGTATTACGGACTACCGGTTGGTTCTAGACGAATCTACCACTACTCCCGACCTCATTGATCAAAACATTCTATATGCCAAGATCATGGTTAAGCTAGCCCGGGCCATTGAATACATTGCTATCGACTTTGTTATTATGTCAACGGGAGCTTCATTCGATGACTAAAAAAGACGAGAGTTTTTTCTCGCAACACTAATTAAAAATAGACTATAGGAGATTTAAGTTATGGCAGGATTTTGGACAGGCACTGGCGACAGTCTCGCAGAGCCGAAAAGAAAGTTTAGGTTTAAGGTGCATTTTGGCAGTCTTAATGGCTCCGCATTCTGGGTAAAAACCGTGAATAAGCCTACTTTTACAATTAACGCAGCAGAACACAAGTATTTAAATTACGTTTTTTATTATCCCGGGAACGTAACTTGGAATGAAATCACCCTAACGGGAGTTGACCCTATAGACCCAGACCTGGCCAAGACGCTGGCACAAGCCCTAGATGACGCTGGTTACGCGCTTCCCAGTACTGCGACCGAAGATCCAAGAACGATTTCGAAGACGGAAGCCACCGCGAAATTAGGAGAAGTTTATATACAACAATACAATTCGGCCGGTGAAGTTGTTGAACAGTGGACACTCCATAATGCCTGGATTAGAGAAGTTAAATTTGGCGACTTGGAATACGGTGCCGATGACTTAACACAAGTTGATATTGTAATGAAATACGATTGGGCGACTCTCGGAACGGATCCCGGTACCGCACTGCTGGGACCGACATCATAACAGTAAAAAGAAAACACAAACAAAAGAGGTGACAATTGTCAAGAAACAAAGAACGCGTTGGTGGCGTTCAACAGCATGATAGCGCTCCTCCTCCACAAGCAATACAAGAAGAGAGGGGAGACGCTTTTTCGTTTATAGTTCCAACGGAATTTGTAGACTTACCGTCGCAAGGACGGTTTTATCCAGAAGGCCATCC